TTTTTCCTTGTGGGTTGGAAAATTCTGCCATCCGGGGCAGGAAAAGAACCGTGACTCAACAGCAACCTCTCAGAATCAATGAAAACCGGAACAACAAGGCACTCTCGTTTAAAGTCCGAGATCTTTCTTAGTTAGAGCAACCAAGATCTGATCTTTTAGGACGGGGGGCACGTATGATCGGTGCTCTCGTCTCCCGCCCTTCCCTGCAGGCTGAAATCCGTGCAAATAGTCCAACATACCACTGACAACGTCGTTGTAAGCTTTACAGACGTTATCGAAGGTAAGGTCGTACACCTCGCGACAAAAATCGCCGATCTCTTCGGGTGAAACAGCTTGTGTCTCCTCTATGATCTCAGTCACTTTTGACGCCCCAATCTTGTTAACAAATTTGTCAACTGACCGTAGATTGGGGCTGTCCGAAGCAATCTGACTACCGCGAGAGAGAATGTCCCGTATCACTGGCACGTTTCGATGTTCGTAAGCGGCGCACAAGAGTTTGCCACTTATATAGTCTGCGTCGTTTACCTCCTGGTTGGAATTGGCCCGGAGGGGCAGCTTGCTCAAAACGCGTCCGAATTGCGGCACGTGACGACCACCGCTGTTCGACATGATACCACGCGACCGGTAAAAAGTCGCATGCACACGTGGTGCCACAGGCATAACTTCGGCCACCATGCCCGAGTTAGTGGCGGCTGCCTCGATGGCAACTTTAACCTCCTCGTGGACCAAAGTAGCTGGCCTGCTCCCATTGTCGATCACAGCTAGGTAATCGTCGCCTCCGTGGACGTTCACCGATGATGTGATGCTAGCGGCCTCAAGAGCAGAAAGCATAACACACATCGAGACGTAAGAGTTTCCGGTGGTTGTGGTCGTTTCGCCACTCCACCTCTCTCCGTCTACAGTTCCCTCCATACCGAAGCGCGTCCAAATGTGCACTTTGGTATTACGAGCGAACTCGCGAACGAACCAGTCAGGTGCGCCCAATTTTCTGTAGAAAAGCGCTTCGAAGCGCCGAAACTCTACAGACTGGCTCCCGTCGTTGTTCTTCATGTCGCTCTCCAGAGCAACCCCAGGGGCGGCGAGTATCTCGGACCACAGTGCTTCCTTGGCTTTCCCAACAGCGAACACAACTTTGTTGCCTGTGTTCAATGGGTTGGTCAAGGTAAAGACCTTCTGCATCCGAGTCATTAACTCGTCGACTATGGCACCTGTTATCAGGTTGTACATATCAGTTCCCTGATAGACAACCCGAGGGGCTGAGCCTTGCTCTTTGAGGAGAGCCTCCTGCTTGGCAAAAACATGCTTCTTGCCGCCGTCGAATTTCCACTCGTCGCTCCTCATGGCAGTCAACATGCGCTGGGCTTTAGCTGGATCAAGCTTGTCCAGCCATGCCCCCATCATGGTCTCGTCAACCCGAATGACTTCGAGTTGAGAGAATTTTTCCAGAAGGAGGAGATGACCTTTCTGGAAATCCTTGATGTCCACGAGCTGCGGCTGATAGTCGCAGCGTTTGTGGATCGCGTGGGCTGTCTCGGCCTCACCGTTCCTAACGACATTGACTGGGACACCTTCGATTCGAGGTCCCAGGAAGACGTTGGGAGTGGAGGCCTGAGCCTTCGGTCGTGTAGAATTCGCCGTGAAGCGAATGTTTTCCATCGCCGTCTCGTGATTGAACGACGTGTGCCTGTTCGGCTGGCCCACGTCGTTCAGGGCTTTATCACGGGCAGTTTTGACAGAACTACTGACGGGAACTGTTTTAACAGTTCCGATTGTTTTTATGATTG